TTGTGTAAGCTGCTCTGCATGCTCTTTCTAGGATCTTCTGGCATCAGATCAAACAGTGTGCGACTGTCTCTGATCTGCCAATAGTTGAAAGGCACAGGAATGCGTGCTTGTTCGTATAAATTTTGTATGATGGCATAGTCAAACAATGGTCCTTGACACCACAGTTGTTCCAATCCCACACACCACTTGTTGAATTCTTTGGCAAAGTCTGCTATCTTCACTCTATCATTGTCTCCCAGTGCTTCATCACGTATTTCAGGCGACTGTTTGCCCCACCATTCCACAGTGCCATCATCCACAGTTCTGCCCAATGCTGTTTGTTCATCCACATGCAATCTCCAATATCTACCTTCATAAGGTTCCATGCCTGAATGCGGATCAAACTTAATGGCTCCTATAGTTAGGATGGCAGCATCCGGTCTAGTACCAAGTGTTTCCAAATCTACCATGCCATATCTAGCCATCTAATCTCCCAAGTCAAATAATGTGTTGAATGTGTTGCCTGTCTCTGTGCTTTGTATATCCCAATCCAATACTCCCAACAGGTTGCCCAGTTTGCTGTCGATCACAGTGGTCTCCATGGCTGCATGATCAAAAGGTAATTCTTTGAACCATTGTGGTATTCTCAATTGATCTGTGGGATAGGCCACACTGGTATAATCTAATGGATTATTTTTAAGTTTGCACACAATCACTTTCATACCATCCACAATCTCTATACTGTATCTGTCATTGTTCATGCGTTTGAGTGTGTTCCAATTGATGCTGGCTCTCACATGTCCTGGCATGTTGGCTTTGCCCAATGTTTTTTCTTTCTTTTGATAATCTGCCACATTGTTGGCACGTTTGGGAGAACCTTTTTCCCAACCTGGTCTTAATTTAAATTCATTTCTAAATGTGCTGATTCTTTCCAGCACTGCTTTTTCATCCGACTTGGTCAACACCATCAGCAGTATCTCACTTAAAAAATCCTGCACAAACACCGGAGTGTCAGAACGTTTGAGATCCAATCCCATGGCTTTTACTTTGCCTTTTTGCCCTTCCACATCCATACGATTGCCTTCCAATTCGTAAATCAGCACAGCATATCTTTTTTTAGTAATAAACAATCCTGTTTCACTGATGGATTCACGACCTGCTTGAATCACTTCTGCTCTTGTTTTTGGACAATGAAATGCTTCTCCCATGAATGCTTTAAAACTGTTGTTGACTTCTTCTGCCACCTGATCATACAATCTAATCACACTGTCTTTGCTCCAAGGAATCAATCCAGCATCAATATCTTTCTTTAAAACTTTGTAAGCACTGAAATATGCAGAGTCTGTGTCACCATATATCACAGCATCACCCAGATGATCGTATGTGCCTGTGATCACTTCATTGATCTTAGCTGCCATGTGTTTACTGATGGTTCTACCTGTGAGTGTGGTGCTTTGTCCTATGCGTTTGTCAAAGAATCTACAACCAGGATTAAGTATGGCTCCATACAATGAGTTTAAATTAATTTTTTTGACCAATTGTCGCTTGTCCCAAAACTCAATTTCTGCTTCATTGTTGGCGTGTTGTGCTTTCTTTTTCATGTTTTGCATTTCAGTTCGTTCCTGATACCATGTTTTTAACAAGCCAGGTATTACTCCTTCAAACTCTGTGGTGAACATGGTGCCATTGGCACTGATCATGATGGGATTTCTACTTTCAAATATGAACTTGTAAATTTCTGCTCCGCTTTTAATTTCTGTTCTGCCATCTTCCCAATCAATGGTGATGGGTTGATCTCGTCTTTGTGTCATCACATATTCATACTCCAAACTACCAAACTTGTTCTCCCATGCTGCCGCGAATGATTTGCCTTGCAGATTAATCTGATCCTGTAGAAAGGCTTCAGTGTAGGTGGGTCTCAATTGTCCTACCACACATTCAGGAGCCATGTTGAGTGCTCTGATCACACTAGGATACAGTGAATTTAAGTCCATGGATCCTATCCAATCATGCAGTCCTTTTTTGGGAAATGCCACATAAGCTCCTGCTGCTGTGGTGTTTTCTTCATCGGATCTGTGTGGTCTATTGGGCACTTGTAATCCTCTTTTGTGTGCTTCATTGATAATGGCTTGTTCGGTCACGGCCACTGCTCCCATGGTGGTTTGCATCAACACTGTGTTGGCGTGTGCCAGTTCATTGCTGAGGTCTAAAAATTTTAATTTCTTATCCAAGTTGTTCAACAGTTGCACATCTTGTCTATTGTATTCCACAAAAGTTTTAAAATCACTGTTGTACAATTGATCCAAGGTGCCTTCATAAACTGTTTTCTTCTCTCCCAACTCCATTTCACCTATGGCATCCAATCTGTATGTGTGGCGTTCTTCATAGGTATATTTTCTATACAGTTCTAAACTGTCTATGTGTACTCTGCCCACTAGATCATAAGTTTCCTGCTCACGACCATACTTTTCAAAAGTTCTTTTCTTGGGCATCTGCGACCATAGACAAAAACGTCTAGTATCATCCTTGCTGAGTACTTTGCTGACTCTATTGACAAGATAAGGAATATCATAACCTTCTGAGTTCCAACCACTCAACACATCCACATCTTCTATGATGTCCAAAAATGCCTGCAGCATGTCTGCTTCTCGTTCGTACAAATATAAATTCTTGATGTCTTTGGTTTGTTCACTAGCTTGTTCCATGTTCAATGTTTTGGGAATCAGTGCAAAAGTAACCATGCTGTCAATCCATTGTAGATACACAGTGATTGCAGTGACTGGCATGAAGGGGTCTGATGGATCAGCAAATCCCTTTGCAGGATCAAAGTCTGCTTCTATGTCAAAAAATGCCACATTCAGTTTGGGAGCATCGTGGTTGAGATAATTGGCACTGAGACATTGAAATATGGGATTGATGTCCGATTCAAATAATTTTTTGTTTCTATTGATGGCCAGTTCTTTGTGAAAATCTTTGGTATTTTTGCTGACTATTCTGCTGAGAGTATTGCCATACACACTTCTAAATTTGCCATTGGCATCTTCATAAAAGAAAGTGTATCTTATGGGATATTCTTTGTAAATTCTTTTGCCTTCTTTGCGCTCTACCACGCGAATGATATCGTGATTTCTATCGAAGAATGCGTCTATGTAACTCATATATTTCAATCCGTGTCATTTGGGGCTGACACATACCAAACAATCGTTTATGGCCGATTATGCCTTACCTAATATAATACAACAGTATACCTCCGAAACCCACAGTTGTCAATACTAAATTTGTCACTATGAGTGCCGGTTCTCGCCAAAGCAAAGATACAATCAACCAAACCACACCTCCCATTGCCAATAATAATGGTCCTATAGGATATAGTTGAGGAAAGCCTGCATTCACAAATGTGCCCACTATCAAAATAGCTGTGGCAATCCATTTGAGAATTTTACCTGTGTTATTTGGTTTCATTTTTGTCATAAACTCTATTGATCACATTGTTGACTCTCACAAAGTGAGCACACTTGGGCATATCTTTGATGCGTCTTGCTCCAATATAAGTGCAAGTGCTTCTCACACCACCCAATATCTGTTCCACTGTGTCTTTCACAGGTCCTCTGTTGTGCAACAATACTGTTTTGCCTTCTGTGCCTCTGTAGCCATCTTTTCTTGCTCCGTGTTTTTCAAATGCTGACTCGGAACTCATGCCATAGAACACTCGCTTGCCATCTCTTAATTCTAATTCTGATTCATCATGTGCTGCCAGCATGCCTCCCAGCATCACCATGTGTGCACCTGCTCCCAATGCTTTGGCAATGTCTCCGGGTTCAGTGCAGCCTCCATCTGCTATGATGTGCCCACCCACTCCGTTGGCAGCATCTGCGCATTCTATCACTGCTGAAAATTGTGGCACTCCCACTCCTGTCTGTGTTCTTGTGGTGCACACTGATCCTGGACCTATGCCTATCTTCACCACATCTGCTCCGTTGATGATTAATTCTTCCACCATCTCTGGTGATACCACATTGCCTGCTATGATGGTCTTGTCGGGAAATTCTGATCTAATTCTTTGTACAAAGTCCACAAATTGTTCATGATATGCGTTGGCCACATCAATAGTGATCATGTTCACGTCAGGATACTTGGCCATGACCTTTTTTAAGGTCTGATAGTCTGCAGAATCGTTGTCCCATATGGCTCCAGTGCCTGTGCAGGCACTCACATATTGTAATTTTAATCCAGTGCCCATTGCTCTGTCCCAATCTTCAATGGTGTAGTGTTTTCTCAACACAGTCAGCAGTTTGTATTCCTGCAACACTCTGGCCATGCTGAATGTGCCCACGCCATCCATGTTGCTGGCCACTATGGGCACAAATGAAATTTGTTGTTTGCTGTTGCGGAAGTTAAAGTCTCTAATCATGTCCACATCACGTCTGGAACTCAGTGTGGATCGTTTGGGTTTTAATAATACGTCTGCGTAATCAAGATGAAGATCATAGTCTATTCTCATTTAAAAAAATCCTTTGCGTTCACTGCTCTGTCATCCACCCATACATCATATACCACTTTGCCCAATTTGAGTGAATGAAAACGACAGCCCCATTGGGATAGTTGCTGTTGAGTCAATTCACTCCAATCCAAACCAGAGTTACCTCCTCTGGCTGTATAATAATGTATTTCGTGTCCATCATCATACAACTGATTGATCTGAGCGATGCGTGACATATCAGGTGTACTGTTGTTATAATCGCTGTCTTTAGTATAGCAGATTGTGTTATCGATGTCAATGATGTACTTCATAAGATTACCAAACGTGTTTGACCCAGTTGTACACTGCAATCAAAGCAATAAACATGAAATATATCTGTTGAGTTTGCCTGGCTCTATCTTTGTCCAAAATGGCAATATAGTACCACAAACTGATGGACGCTAAACAAATTATCCAAGCAATCCACTGAATGCTGATGATGGCCGTAGCGTGCATAGTGGCTGCTGTGATCCCAAAGCCTGCCGCGACCCATCTAATCATTGTGCCTTTACTTGTCTTTGCCTACTGCAATCACCAAGTTTTCTAAATTATCAAATTCTTCAGCAACTTTGGTCCAATCACCTTTTTGTGCAATCTTGATTGCTCTATTGATGATGGCTGGTTTGATTTCTAATTCTTCTGCCACTGCTTTGATAGTTTCTTTCAAACCTGTGCTTAAATCTTCAATTTCTGAAAGCACATTCACGCCTTCATCCACTATTTTTTTCAGTTTGGCTTGTTCTTCTGGGCCATATGTTCTTGCCATTTTATCTCCTTTTATTTAAATTATATTGTATTCGATTTCAGTCTAATTGTCAAGGTTTATTTGTCTTCTATTTTGGATTCTTTGTAAAAATATTCATCTGAATCACCAAATGTCCATTTGGCATTCTGTTCACAGTGCCAATATTTGGTACTCACTTTGAAATCTGGAGTTTTGAGTTTGCCAGGATTGGCACTGGCTTCGTGCCAAATCATTCTGTTGTTGGGTTGAGCAAAGAACTGACCATTGTCCAGTTTGCCTATGTTGTGACCTTTGTGTTCAGTGGGCACTTCGGACTCAGTCACGTTGACTGTGTTGGGATCTGAATGAGCACTGTCCACCGTGAACAAATACACACCAGACATCTTCTTGCCATCTTTCAGCACCACATCTACTCTGCTGTATTGTAGGTATTGTTTTTCAATGATGGTGATGTGATAGCTGAAACCATCCCACAGTTGTAGATAATCCAGAGGCAATTGTTCTTCCAGTTTGATGTCGGTGCGCCAAGTGAATGCACTGATGGGCAGTTTGTCATACAGTGCACCATATTCTGGTAGATATGCTTCTATGTAGAATGCTCTGCGAGGAATTGATTTCAGTGTGACCCAAGTGCAGGGCACAAATTCACCGTGACCTTTTTGGAAGTCATACAGATATTCTTTTTTGATGTAGGCTTGTGTGTAGGGAGTGTTCACTACGAAATTCATATA